CTTATGACATCGGATGCAAATGTTGATGAATGGACCTGTCCAGGACCCGAACCGGTCGATTCTACCTATCCCGAAGATGAAGATACACCTACTGATATAAAACAAACTGCTAACCTTCTGTTTGAAATATGGGATACCCAACAACGTAAAATGAGCGTACGTGTTCTGGATGCCATACCCCTCAAACAATGGGTACATATTGCGATAACAACTACCGATGGTGCTAGTTTCCGACCGACATGGCAAGTTTATATTGACGGTAAAAACATATTTGAACTTCCAGGTGGTCATGTACCACTCAAATCCTATGTCACTCAGAACTTTATTGGTCGTAGTAACTGGGAAGGTCAATCGTCACAGTATCAAAATGCGGATGAACGATTCCGCGGTGCTATGTTTGATTTCCGTTTGTATAGACAACCCATGTCCGCAGCGAAAATAAAGAAGACTGTTGAGTGGGGAAAGAAAAAACTCGGGTTGGAATAGATATGTCTGATAGTGAATTAAAAGAAGGTTTTGAGAATACATTTGCGGTTGGAATATCTTTAGGTCTTGCTATTGCGGTAATTCTTGCGATGTTTGCGATATATAATGTTATACATGAAATGTTTACGAATAGTGGTACGTATGGTACTTTTGCACGCAATATGACACGAAATCGAATGGGCTAAATACACATTCAGCCGGAATACATATTATCATCATTATCGTAGTATAAACATAAATTACATTTCTGTTTATAATACTAATTAATCATATAGTAATAATTGGAACTATCCAACCCTACTCAACATTCCTTAGCATTGTCGCGTCTATAATTTTCCAAAATCGTACAACCAAAATAAAATAAGGATATTCAAATAATTCATACGGTGCTGTATCGCTCCACATGAATTCTCCACATTTAGCTTTACGAACTTTCGGTAATTCAGTATTGAGATGCTTTACAATTATACGTAGTTCCTCAATATCTGGTACGTCTATAATCCCTGTATTTCTTACATTCGCTCGTATCATTTCTAGCATCGCATTACAAATACGATTTGTAAGAGTATCAATATGTGAATATCTATCCATACCTTCCGTTTCCCATTCCCATATTTCTGCTATTTCACCTACTAGAAACCCTTTCGGCTTTTTCTTCATAAAACGACGGAATAGACGTGTTGGGTCGGTAACTTCCGCTATGAATTTCATGCGCATAAATGCTGCCCCGAAGTCTCCAATATCCGTGTCCATTTTTATCAGTTCAATATCCTGACCACCAAAATAGCGGAAACAATGCTTACCGTAATCTTGAAAGAATAAGTCTTTTAAATAGGCTGTTTCCAATTCATCACAGTTTGTATGCGGAAATGCGAAATTTTGGTCCTTATTCAAAATATAGAAATCGGATGAAAATTTCATTCTGATATCTATCTTTATTATTGTATACGTAGTTCAAATTTTTGTTTAGTTTCTACTCCGCGTCTTTCGTGATTTTGACGTGCGGTATTTTCTTGTGGAACGTGTGCGTTTTTTGCCACCTCCGTTATGATTGTTTTTACGATTCGCATTATTGTTGTGATTATTATTATTATGATTATTGTGATTATTGTGATTAATATTGGCACGCATTGCTCGTTCAGCATTTGTGAAAGGAAATTCGTTTTGGCAATTAGCATTACAGTTAGACCAATTATCCCATAGGGTTTGAACTTCATTCCTTTCATTATCGGACATTCCGGGTACTATGTATCTATTAGGCATTACACAAGCCCCTAAACAATTGCCACGGGCTTCTCGTCTCTGAAGAGATACATTATTCATTTGTTTTTCTATTACTTTACTGAGTTTTTATTTTAAAAATGTTTAGAAAACCCTTACTGAAGTTTGGTATTCGGAGTTCTCTATTTTTGCTACTTCTGCTTTTGCTTTTTTTGCTGCTTTTGCTGCTTTTGCTGCTTTTGCTGCTTTTGCTGCTTTTGCTGCTTTTGCTGCTTTTGCTGCTTTTGCTGCTTTTGCTGCTTTTGCTGCTTTTCTGTCTTTTTAGTTTTTTTGTAAAATTCAAAATACTTTTTCGTAAAGATTTTGGTGATGTCTGAGGATTCTCAACATTTGCGCGATTGAGGAAATTGTAGGATACATTCCATGTCTTATCCGGTGCCACCTGATTTAAATGCACAATATCACCATTTACAGTAAAGGTTAATAGATTTCTTAATTCTGACCATAATTCCGGGCTTAATACTTTTTTAAAATCAAGAACAAGCAACAATAGTAAGAACGATAAATCTCGACCAGTACGATTACAAGCGTGTGATGTTGGAAATCCGCCATTCGTTGTACTGATATAAATTCCTTTGTAGGTCATACAGGAAAGCCCAAAATCAATTAACCGAATTTCGAGCTTACCGTTTCGTACGATGTACATCACATTATTCGCAAGCATATCGCGGTGATTCATTCCCACTTCTTTTTGGTAAAACGCGAGACGTTCGCATATTTGGAGCAAAATATCCGGTACAACTGTATCGTTTTCCTCGGGTGTTTTTGACAGTATATAATCATGTAGAGTGCCTTCTAATAATTCTATACGCATGTATATCTGTCGTTGATCCCTGTTGATTCCGAGTTCGTAGAAATTCTGGACATAATGGTGATTGAGTTTGGCGAGTAGAATATTCATTATAGATTCATTGATAATATTACGAATACTTTCGTCTGAATCGTAGGGTTGAACTTTCATAGCGAAACGTTTTGAGGTTTTAGGATCCAGAACTTCATACAATTTTCCATACACTCCTTTTCCGAGTTTACGGATATAATGGTACGTACCGGATTTGAGTGTAAAAATACCGTCATAGAATACTGCTGTTTCTATATACGTCGCATCGATATCTGTAAGACTCTGTTGATTTTTAAGAGTTGCTTTAATGCCGTATGGACGCAGGTCCATTCCCTATACTGTGTCATTTAAAATTAGGGCGTAGTTTATATTTTACGCCTTCGCAATCTTAGCGGGTGACCCAGCGCGCTTACGCGTAAAGCCACCACGCGTCGCATTCCAAGTATAGACGTCGTCCTTACCCTTAAGAGTTGAATACGTTCCAAACGATTCACTGACCATGCCTTCCGCAATGACATTGTCACGAAGGTAGTCATTGCACGCAACGTGGTAATACGTTACTGTTTCACCAGAGGGGCATTGTGTCACATGAGAGTTGTTTTTGACCGCAACTTCGGGCGATATCCAAAGACCGTCTTGAATTTGTAGTTTGTGCGACGGCGAGATATACAGAGGTGCCATAGGTAAATTACTACCAAAGGCGTGCGTATCGACTTTGTACGGCGCGGACGTTTCATCTGTCTTTTGAACCGTTGTCTTGTAGAGTTGGAAATCAATTGTACGATTATCGCTTGTTACGAGGTAATCGGTATTTTCTAATTTCTCAATGGCTTTGAAGCCGTTTTGAGTGAGAAGGCGTGTGCCGGCGAGGAAGCAGGCGAGGGCGCCGCCACCACCACCGCCACCACCAGATAATAAAGAAGCATAGTTGCCTGGAAAAACAGCAGCCAAGCCCCACTTCATAGCCAGATAAGCCTCGACCTGCATTCTCTCAGACGACGTAATCGCTGGGTAGACAAGGACCTCGTTTATCGTTCCTGTAAAATACCTATTAAATACGGGAGAAGATATGCTGAGCCAATTAGGCAAGGATGTACCAGCTAATGCGATAGATGTAACTACATTCATTGAATTTTTTCGAGTAATATCAAAGAATGTCCAACCCGAATTATAATCAGTCGTCAAAGAAGAACCGTTTACAACCCAACTGTTATTCGTAGAATACAATATGTTTCCTGCGTATTCTATACCGACACCGTCGTCCGCCGGCTCTGGGGCTTGTGCTGCGCTGCTGAATCCTACCGCATACGTTAGACCATCATTTCCGGTTTGACTGGCTACTAGAAAAATCATCCAACCTCCTGTCGCTTTCAATGATGTATTGTTATAAAACACTGGGCTTGCCGTATTTCTATCTATTTGAAGGTATTGACCTGTCCCAGAAAAATTCACAGAAGCAGGAGACGAAGACGTGTATGTAATATTTCCGAACGTGGCTGGAGTATTTGGGCTTTGAGAAGTCATCTGGTAGTTGTTCGTAGACTTATCACGCCAAACGAAGGACGACGCAGTGGACGTTATTGTCGAAGAATCCGCCGCATCCAGCCACATCGCGTAGCCAGATACAGGTGGTGTAGGCATTTGATTGTTTATATAATTACTAGATATTATATTTTCAAGAAATTTGTTCCTTATAGAAAAACAAAGCAAACGCATATTCTTCGCGCAATGAGCATCCGGGGGTTACTCAATAATTAACACTATATTCATTTATCGATTACGCCGCTATAATAAACAATATTGATATTTTTTAACTTTTTATACCAATGGGCATTTCAAATGGGAATTTATGCGAGGCTCTGCCGAGCGAAATTGCCCTAATTTGATATGACACATTTGCGAAAGAGTGCCTGCGAAGGGAGAAATGACCGGCGGTCTAAATCCCTCGTAAAACTCGAAAAAATTGAACGGTTTTTTAAGTGAATTCAAGCCTCAGACATCTGTAACATTCAAGATGGTTGTATGTAAAGTCTGCGAAAAATATACTGGCGAAAGTATTGACCATAGCACAAGTGTCGGTGGATGGGATGATTGTTTCGCAAAAGGTGTTATGTGTCGCCGTTGTAATCATATTGGGCATCTTACGTCTTCGTGCAGTGAAAAGAGTGCGTTATGGGAACGTCCGACAACACTCGAGGAATGTATTCCAGCACATATTCGTCAGAAACTCAACATACAAACACATACTCTGATTGATTATGCGGAACCTCATTCTGAACGCGAAATTAACGATATGAATACGATTGTGATTCCGGACCCGTTCGTAAAAGGCGGGTATGAGGAACTCAAAACATTTCTTGACCGTCATAAGATTCCGGTGGAAAAGAAGACCAAGGAATCGCGTGAGAAGTGTTTAGAAGCCGCTATGAACTGGGGTGCGCAACGCGGACTTCGCATTATAAAAGTCAACGAGATTACGCACGTTGCGTAGTGGGTCCCAATAGGTAACAAGGAAGTGTTCGGAAAAAATTGAATAGATTTTTTTCGTTGTATGGATCTTCGGTTTCTTTCTTTCTTTCCTTCCTTTCCTACTTTCCTACTTTCCTACTTTCCTACTTTCCTACTTTCCTACTTTCCTACTTTCCTACTTTCCTACTTTCCTACTTTCCTACTTTCCAAAATGGCGCTCATCGTTCCGTTTTCTGAGTTTTCTTACCATCCGCACCAGCAGGAGGCGGTTCGTTGGATGATAGACCGCGAGTCGGAGGGCGCGCGCTACGTCCGTGGCGGTATTCTTGCCGATGAGATGGGACTCGGTAAAACCTATATGACGGCTGGGCTGATGCTCAATGCGCCGCTGCCGAACACGCTGCTGATTGTACCGCCGGTGCTCGCGGCGCAGTGGTCGGACGTGCTCGCGCAGAGCCAGATAGCGCACCGGATTCTCGGTCCGGTCGTGCGTGGCTCCGCATTTCGCGATGTCGCGGTCGCTGGCGCGCGCCCCGATATGTCTGTGACGCTCACGACGTACAGCCGCGCGAAGAGCAATGTTGGGCTGCTCGCAGAGACAGATTTTGACCGTATCGTGTGCGACGAGGGGCACATGTTCAAAAACGGCGAGAATACGGCGACGTTCCGCAATATCCACGATATTGCGGCGCCGCGCCGCTGGCTGCTCACAGGTACGCCGGTCCAGAACTGCGCTGCGGATTTCCACAATCTGCTGCGTTTCCTAGATATGGACAATGCGGAGCGCATCGCTACGTCGCTTCATACCATCGCCGCGACGGTGATGCTCCGCCGCACCGTAGCAGACGTACGCGACAGCATCGCGACGATGCCGCTGGTGAAGCCGGAGCACCATATCGTGCCGGTGACGATGCCGAAAGGCGGTGAGGAGGCGGCGACATTCAATGCGCTCGTCCGCAATATGGAGCACGCTATTGAGACAAACCAGCGCGCGAACATGATTCTGGAGCTCTACCTGCGCATCCGCCAGTTTTCGACGCACCCCGACATCTACGTACAGGCGATGCGCCGCAAGTACAAGGCAAAGTACGGGCGTGAGATGTGGCTCGATACGTCGTCCAAATTCACGGCATTCCGCCGGCTGCTTTCGGATCTGCCAGTTGAGCCGACTATCGTCTTCACGACATTCTGTGAGGAGGCGGACCACGTCGCGGGCGCGCTCGAAGCGCAGGGCTACCGCGTCTGGCGCATCGCCGGCGGCATGTCGGATGCGGCGCGCACTGCGACGGTGCATGAGAGCGCAGAGCTGGCGAAGACATCTGGAGCCGTCGCAATCGTCGTGCAGATTGTCGCGGGCGGCGCTGGGCTCAACCTCCAGCACTGCTCGCGTATCGTCTTCATGTCGTCGCACTGGAATCCTGCGATTGTGGACCAGGCGATTGCGCGCGCGTACCGTATGGGACAGACGAAGACTGTGTCGGTGTACCATATGCTGCTGGCAGACGATGCGGAGAAGAACGTCGACCGGCTGATGGCGAACAAGCACGGGCTCAAGCGCATTGCGGCGACGGAGATTCACGAGAAGCTGTTCTGTGACTCGGCGGTGGAGAACGAGTATGTCATGAGCGAGCTCGATGCGGTGCTGGAGCCGGTCGTGACTCTGGCGGTCCCTGCGGTCGTTGTGTAAAAAACGCTTCAAAACCCCAAAACCCCAAAACCCCAAAACCCCAAAACCCCAAAACCCCAAAACCCAAAAACCCCAAAAATATTTTTAAATTTAAATCACAAGTAATTAAAATTAAAATTTTCCTTTTTCTTATTTTATTTTGTTAAGCTTTTTATTTCAGTTTTTACTCCCGCTTTTAAAGTTATTTAAATATAC